GGAAATGATACGTTGAACGGAATTCGTAGAGAAAATATTTTTGTAAATCTTCTTGAAGGTCTTCATCCATTAGAAGCAGAAATTCTTTGTTTGTGTAAAGATAAGAAACTTGAAAATAGATATAAAATCAATAAAGAAATTGTTTCAGAAGCATACCCTGATGTTGTTTGGGGAAATAGAGGTTGAAAACTGGAGAAAAATATTGAATATTATACATAAAGATTGTGATAGAACATTAGCACAAGATAAGAGTCTTCCTATAAATTCTTATCTTGTGACGTATCTTCTAAAAGATAAAGAAAAATATGATATAGTGCAAGCAGGCAGCAAGGTGGAAGTGTTTGATACTTATTATGATGAATATGGAAAGAAATTAAATGGACTGATGGAAAAGTAAGTCCAAAAGTTTATGGATATGTCCCAAAAGAAACAAAAAAAAGAAAATAATTAAGGGGAGAATTGACTTCTCCCCTTTTTTTGTGTAGAATAACTGAAGATAACTTTATTATATGGATAGAGAAAAAGTTAAACTGATTATAAGGAATATGGAACTGCTTTTGGATTCTTTGAAGGCAGAAATCTACACAGACGTTCAAGCACATAAAGCAAAAAGTAATCAAAAAATTATTGATTACGATGAAATATTTGAGGAATATGATGACTAGTAGATCGAGGCAATTAGTTAAACTACTTAAAAGATTAATCAAACAAGAACATTTGTATTCAGACAAACAACTAAAAGAAATGAGATCACAATTGAGAGTTGTGGAAAATGAACTTGTTGAATTAGAAAAACTTACATCAAAAGGATTTGGAAAGAAATGAAACCAATTAAAGCAAAAGATCTTCTTGAATTGGATAAAGAAATGAAAGTTGTGATGCTTAATCAAACACAACTTCCACAAACTCTTGTATGGCAAGGAGGTAAGAATGACTATTCCGAAGATCCCATTCATACCAAACTTCCACCAAATGAAAAGGAATGTGGTAAATGGGTTATTGAGCAACTACTTGCAAATGAACGTGGGCACTGGGGTCCATTGGAGCATCCTGCGATTACTTTGGATTGCGTTGGATTTGTTCATAATGTAATGGTTCAGGCACGAACTCATCGTGTTGGTGTGTCTTTTGATGTTCAATCTCAACGTTATACTGGTCGTCGTGTACTTAAGGTTGCCAAGGGTGAACTGAAACCAGAAAAGGTTTATTATGTGCGTCCAGAAGGTCTCTACCTTGACCGTAAAGGGCATAAGTATGAATGGACTAGGGAAGATTACGAAAGGCAGTTAAAGTTTTGTCTGTCGGCATCTGAGAGGTATGCAGAGGGTTACAATACTCGTGGTATGGCAGAAGAACATCTCCGCGATTATCTTCCTCAAAATATTCGTCAGAACTTTGTAGTCTCATTCTCTCTTCGTGCTGCACTACACTTTCTCGATCTTCGTGCAAAGTTGGATGCACAAGTAGAAATTCAGGCACTTTGTGAAGCAATGGTCCCTATCATTAAAGAATGGGTTCCTGAGATTTTTAGTTATTATGAGGAGAAGCGTCTTCATAAGGCACGTTTGAGTCCCTGATCTAAATAATTTTATATAAAATGGAGGTATAACTTTTGGCAATATATCCAATTATTCACAAAGAAACTGGTGAAACAAAAGTAATTGAAATGAGTGTTCATGACATTACTCAATGGTATAAAGACAATCCAGAATGGCATAGAGATTGGTCTAAGGGTTGTGCCTCACCAGGAGAGGTTGGGGATTTATTAAGTAAACATATCAGAAGAAACCCTGGATGGAATGATGTCCTACACAAGGTTTCAAAAGTCCCAGGTGCAAATGTAAAACCTATTTAACTATGGCAAGAAAAAGAAGGAGCAATGACAACCACCCAATTGGAGTTGGTTTGACGACTAGGCAAATGAAAAAAAGAAAACCAATTAGTGCTGACTATTTGGTTGATATTGAACCTCTTACAGAAAATCAAAGGAAACTTTTTAAGGCATATGAGGAAGGTAAGCATTTAGTTGCTTATGGTGCTGCTGGTACAGGCAAGACATTTATCACTCTGTACAACGCACTCAAAGATGTATTTGATGAGACAACACCATACGAACAAATCTATGTGGTTCGTTCTCTTGTAGCAACTCGTGAAATTGGTTTTCTCCCAGGAGACCACGATGATAAGTCTGCTCTTTATCAAATTCCTTATAAGAATATGGTAAAGTATATGTTCCAGATGCCAAGTGATGCTGATTTTGAGATGCTTTATGGTAATCTCAAATCTCAGGAAACTGTAAAGTTCTGGAGTACATCTTTTATTCGTGGTACAACACTTGATAATTCAATTATCATTATTGATGAGATGCAGAATCTTAATTTTCACGAATTGGATTCTATTATCACTCGTGTTGGTGAAAATAGTAGAATTTGTTTTTGTGGTGATGCAACTCAATCTGATTTAGTAAAAGCAAATGAGAGAAATGGCATTGTTGACTTTATGAATATTTTGAGAAAAATGGATTCATTCGAACTGGTCGAATTTGGTGTTGATGACATTGTTCGTTCTGGTCTTGTGAAAGAATATATTACTGCAAAACTTGAACTCGGGTTGTGATGTCAAATCCTTTAATTGAAAAATATAATGAATTATATGGTTCAAAGCAAAAGAAAATAGAAAGATTTAATTATGTGAATTTGAATCTCCCTCAATTGGAGAGGGAGACCATTGATGGAGTTCGTTATTATAAGGTTCCAAATGAAGACCAGTTAATTAAATTGGTCTCCATTACTTCTGTAACCAGTCATAAGAACCGTCAGTTCTTTGCTGATTGGAGAAAAAAAGTAGGAGAAGAACAAGCAAATAAAATCACAAAGCAAGCAACCAGTCGTGGGACTGATATGCATACACTTGCTGAAATGTATTTGAAGAATGAAGAGTTTAATTCTGAGGTTCTTCCAATTTCGCAAATGTTATTTGGAATTGCGAAACCTTATTTGAATAAGATAAATAATATTCACGCACTTGAAAATTCTTTGTATAGCAAAGTTTTAGGTATTGCGGGAACTGTTGATTGTATTGCCGAATACAATGGTGAATTAGCAGTCATTGACTTTAAAACTTCTAAGAAACCAAAACCAAGAGATTGGATTGAGCATTATTTCGTTCAATGTGCTGCTTATGCTTGCATGTTATATGAAATGACTGGTATAATGGTAAAGAAATTTGTCATCATTATGGCTTGTGAAAATGGAGAATGCGAAATTTATGAAGAGTATGATAAAGGAAAGTACATTAAGTTACTCACCGAATATATTAGAGAATTTGTTAGAGATAAACTTCAGCAGTATGAATGATAAACTCAAGGAAGAATTAAATAACAAGTTTCTATGTCCTCAAAAGTTCGCTCAGGATATAGAGAATATTGTTAAAGAATCCAAAATCAATTATATTGATGCAATCGTCACATATTGTGAAGAAAATAGCATTGAAATTGATACTATATCTAAATTAGTTTCTAAACCATTGAAAGAGAAACTTAAAAATGATGCTATGGAATTGAATTTTTTGAAAAAAACTACTCGTGCTAAATTGCCATTGTGACTCCTTTTGATGTATATAAAACTTACTTAGCATTCAAAAATCATTTTACAAAAGAAAATTACGATTACTTTAAATATTGTGGAAAGTCCAGAGCATCTCTGGATTCTTTTCATAAGAGGAAGGATAGGTATTTCTTTGAACGAACTTCTAGACAGAAAAATGATGATGAAATCAAAGCATATTTTGTAGCAAACTTTGCTGAATGTAATGATACTCAATCTTTATGGATTGGTGAAATCATTCAAAATGGTGAAGAAATTTATACAAATTGGTTGAAAAAATCTCAAAGTCTTTTTTACTTATTCAAAACAGAAGCAGAAATCTTTATAAACAAAGATAGTTTTGTGGAATTATTTGAGATAAAAAACAATCAACATCCAGAAATTCTCAAAAAGTATTTTCAAAAAGCAATCAGTTTGGAGACAATGGTTATATTGGATATGATATTGGGTTATGTGAAAAAGTTTGATAAGAAACTAACAGACCCAGTGTGGGAAACCGTCAGTCTGAGAATTCGCA